AGACTGCCCTCGCCAAGGTACAATCAGGACAGTCGTACACGGTTGATGGCTTCCGATACCAACGTGCTGACCTCGCCGCTCTCTTTAAGATTCGCCAGGAACTGAAGGCAGAATCTGCGGCCGAAAATAAAACCATGTTTTCGTTAGCCAGTTTTGACTCTACGAGCTAAATAATGACAAATTCCGAAATACAAGATGTAGTTATACCCCGCCTTTCATGGGCGGATAGGTTTGTAGGGATATTCAATCCCAAGCATCTGATCCAGCGTGAGCAACAAAAACTAATTTCATATTATGTTGACGAACATTTGAAACGTGCGGCGTATAAATCAGCCGAAACTGACAGGTTTAATTCGCAATGGTCAGCAACAAGCAATGATGTCAATGCAATATTGACAACAGACCTGAAAAAGATCAGGAATAGATCGCGCTGGCTATTCCGCAATAATCCCGAAGCCGTATCGTTAATGAACGCGAATATCGCCTATGTGATTGGCACAGGCTTCACTCCGCAAGCACTTGTCAGAAAACGTGTCAAAGTAACAGAGGGCGGCAAGGAAGTTATTAAGACAATAGAGCTTGAATCATGGAATGAATTTACTGAGGAGCTTTTTGTTGAATGGGGCGAGGATTGCGACATATCTGGAAGCCCGATGTCGCCTGTTGGGTTTATTGAGGATTGCGAATTATTTTTGCGAAAGCTGATCGAAGATGGTGAAGTCTTTGTTCATACCGTAGTTGATAAAAAGAGTGGGCAGACGGTGCCATTAAAAACAGAGTTCATCGAGCCGGATACGCTGGATGAATCAAAAACATCGAACGGCAAGAATCCAGTCAAGCTGGGGGTAGAGCTTGATGTCAGAACTGGCCAGCCGGTTGCGTACTGGATAAAAAAGTATAGCGTAATGGGAAATCACTCAGATTCGACCCGAATCCTGGCAGAGAATATGATCCATGCGTTCAAGCGTTATCGGCCATATCAAGTGCGTGGAATCCCAGCCCTGGCCGCGGTGATCCCGAAGTTTTATCAATTGGATGAATTTGTTGACGCAGAATTGATCGCAGAGAAAATTGGGGCGTGTTTTTCGGTATTCCTGGAACAGCCGGCGGGATCAAGCGCAACGGGTTTATTGAAAACTCCTGAGAACCAAACAGCAACAGATATTGACGGCAATAAGTTAGGGCATATCCAGCCGGGTATTATTGCCAACGTGCCATCAGGATTTAAGGCGACAATGCTGCAACCACAGCGGCCGTCAAGCACGTTTGATATGTTCACACGCAGGATTGACAGGCTGATTGGATCAGGGGCTCAGATGGGCGCAGTAGGGTACGAAGCATTGACCAGGGATGTGAGCAGGGTCAGTTATGCTTCGGGGACATTATCGCGGCAGATGGATTATCAGACATTCCGGGGATTACAGCAGCTTGTGATGCGGAAATTCTGCTCGCCGATATGGCGCACATGGATGAGTATTGCGGTCTTGAACAAAGTATTGATTGCTCCTGGATATTACGAGGCGGCACCTGGCAAAAGATACTGGCAGCGGCATTCGTGGAATCCGTCAGGATGGCCGCGGGGAATCAACCCGGCACAGGAAGTCAATGCGTCAAGGGAATCAATGCGGGCAGGGATCACGACATTGGCTGATGAATGCGCAGAGTATGGCCGGGATTGGAAAAATCAATTACGTTTGACGGCAAGGATACAGAAGGAAGCTGAAAAGCTGGGCGTTGTTTTGAGTAGCGATGCGGCGGTATCTGTTTATAACGGGATGGAAGATATGCCGAAGGCTGTCCCGGATCAAATTGAAAAAGAGGAAGAACAGCCATGAACGAAGAACGCAAAGAAACATACGAATGCGAATGTATCGAATGCGGTCATCCGATGACATCCGAGAAGCATTGCAAGGATATTAAATGCCCTGAATGTGGAGGGCAGATGCGCCGAAAGGATCGGCCAGGACCAGGGCAAAAGGACATCGAAGCGGCTTTAGAAACACGGCCAGAAGTTGGCCGCAATCCGACAGGGAAGCACACGCAATCAATTTTGTTTGTAAAAGACAAGTGGACAAAACCAAAATCAAAATCATGGCTGGCATCGCACAAGAATTTTACGGATGGATATGATGAAGGTGATGATTACTACCGTTGGCGGCAGTATGACCCGGACAGCAAGAAATTCAGGTATGCCAATGAGATCATCGAAGGAACGAAGGATAGTCCGTCAATTATATTGGTATTAGGATTCCCGAAAGGGAGTAAAAAGGAAGGTGGCGATATGAAAAGCAGGAGCATTTCAAAGAGTTTGACATCGCTGATCCAGCGTGAATGCGGCGATGATGTTGATGTTCAGCGCAATGATGACGGTCGTGTTGAAGTCACTTTGAATAAACCGTTGATGCGAAAGCTGGTAATGGAGAGCGAAGTCCGTGCGGTGGAAGGCGAGGATGATGTTGTTGAGCTGTCGTTTTCTTCCGAGGAGCCTGTTTTGACATTCTGGCGCAGTGAGCCGGAGATTCTGTCACATGAACCAGATGACGCAGATTTTTCACAGTTGAATGACGTTGGAGCCATTTTGCGCAATCATGACCCTGATCAGATCATAGGGGTGCCGACTGAAGTTTGGCTGGATGTTAAGGAACGCAAGGGAAAAATGAAAATGCGATTTGGGACAACCGAAATCGCGCAACAGGCTAAGCGTGAAGCCTTGACCGATAAAACCCTTCGGGGTGTCAGTGTTGGATATCAAATATTAAAGCTAGTGTATCTCGAAGATAAAGAAACATCATATCAAGGTCGAATTAACGGGCCTGCATGGATTGGCGCACGATGGAAAGCATACGAAGCATCATTGACGCCTATTCCCGCAGACGGAACAGTAGGGATCAATCGTAACCAACAAGGAGGCAAAGAAATGTCAGATCCCAAAGAGAACAAGAAAGTTGATCCATCGGTAACGGTGGACAACAAAAGAGACGGGGGCTTGCCGCCTGGTAAGGTTGAGCCCGGAACGCCAACGGAGGAACAGCGCAAGCAGATTGCCGATCAGGAACGGTCCCGGGGGATCGAGATTGGTCAGCTTTGCCGAGCGCACAAGGTTGAGGATAAAGCTGAGGGATGGATCAAAGATGGTCTTTCCGTGGATCAAGTGCGGGAAAGCATTCTGACCCACCTGGCCGAATCCAATGCCGCTGTTGGAAACATCGAAGTCAAGACCGACGCCAAAGTAAGCCGACTTCGCGCGATGTCAGAGGGGCTGCTCATGCGAGCGCATCTGGTTGAACGCGACAAGGACGAACACGGCGGGCGTGACTTTGCCGGCATGAGCCTTTTGGACATGGCCCGTGATTGCCTTACGAATGATGGTGTAAGCGTCAAGGGTATGGACAAGATGGCAATTGCGGAACGTGCGTTGCGAGGGCCGGTAATTTCGGCTTTCGATCTGGCGGAGTTTTCACGGGGCGCGGAAACGATTGCGGGATCATCGGATGATTTCCCGTATATTCTGGCGAACCTTGCGAACAAGGCCATGATTGGCGCGGCCACGCGGACACCGACAACCTGGCGCGGGTGGGCGAAAACAGGCAACTTGTCTGATTTCAAGTCTGCTCCACGCATTAAGATGTCGGAGGCTGGTGATCTGGAATTGATACCTGAAGGCAAAAAGTATCCTTCCACGAATTTCTCTGAAAGTCAGGAGACGATTATCCTACTGACTTACGGCAAGAAATTCAGTATCACTCGCAAGGCCATCATCAATGATGATATGGATGCGTTCACCACGATTCCGGCCCGGTTGGGTCGGGCGGCTGAACGGCTCCCGAATCAGTTGGCGGTGACGGTACTGCTTGCGAATGCGAACCTGAACGATGGTATCGCATTGTTTGCAACCGGACATCGTAACTATTCGGCAGCGGCTGGTTATGCGCTGGATACGTTGGCTAATGCGGAAGCTGGACTGCGCCATGCGTTCATGACGATTCGGCTTCAGCGGGCCATGTTGAGTGCGACGGAAGCAGATAAGAGCCATACGGTGACGTTGGGCTTGCAACCGAAAATTCTGCTGGTCGGGCCGACAAATGAGTTCATCGCATCACAGGCGTTGCGAAGTGGCGGGGCGTTGGCAGACAATAAAAATGCCGGCGTTATCAATCCGCTATCGAGCGTTGGCGTGTCTGCAATCGTCGAGCCCTTGCTCGAAGATACGACCATCACCGGATATAGCACTCTGGCTTATTACCTGTTTGCCAATCCTGCTGATGCGCCCATTGTCGAAGTTGCATTCCTGAACGGGAATGAAACTCCGTACATGGAAGAAGTAGATCAGACCGACGTTGATGGCCGTGTATTCAAAGTACGGCAGGATTGCGTCGCTGGTGCTATTGATTATGCTGGCGCCTTCAAACAAAAGGGCGAAGCGTAAAAATCAATTCTGAAGCAGAGTTGGATTAAATAAGGAGAATGCAAAGATGCAAAATTACAGAGTTGATACAGGAATCGTCACTTGGACGAATAGCACCGGAA